AGCGGCGCGGACACTTCATCCGGCACGCCGTCAATCGGCTTCACCTTCACGCTGGCCTTGCCGAGCGATAGCGAGGGGCAGACAACCCAGATGTGATCCTTCATGGGCTTGTGGTTCAGCCTGCGCATGTAGAGCGCCTGCATCACGGTTTCCGTCGAAATGTCGGGAAGGTTCGGCTCACGCTTCTCCGCCTTGGCCTTGTGCATTTCCTCGGCCATCGAGTCCCATGCTTTGATTGCGCGGTTGAACTCCGCGTCCTTCACGATGCGCCACGTCACGATGCCGGGAATTTTCCGCTCGCGCGCTTCGATGACAGCCTTCTCGAATACCTGCGGCGATACGGGCGATTGCGGGAGCAGCCTGCGCGAGCGGCAAAGGTCGGGCGTGTAGTGGTTGATGCACGGCGGCACGACTCCGGTGTCGCTGCCTGCCAGCTTCGCGCCCGCCGTAATGAGCGCCAGCGCCAATTCCTCGTCTGTTGTTTCAAAAATCTCCATGTGGTTTGATTGACGTTTGCGGGTTCCGTCTCCCGGCCTTTCGGCGGTGTTGAATGATTAGCCTTGAATGGACGTGTAAAGCTCTGCCGCTGCCCACGCGCCGATGACGGCGGTGCCGGTAGCGGCGTCGGTCACGGCAATGGCGGCTTTGATGTCGAGCATGTCGCCGGGCAACAGGCCCGAGGACGTGAGCGCGAATGTCGTCTCGGCAAGCGTCAAGCTGCGAATGCTGACAGCGGCTCCGGCGTAAAGGTTGGCGCCAACCGTGCGGTCTCGGCTAACCTTGCGCACGTCCACGATGAGCGTCGCAGCGGTGTCCGCAATGGTCGTGATACAGCCCGCGGAAAAACGCACCGTCACCGTAGCTGCGGCAACGTAGGAAGGCGGAAGCACTTTGAGGCAGCGAGCGTAGCGCGTGGTCGCGCCAGCCGTCTTGAGGTCGCTGGTGCCGATGTAGCTGCCAGCCGTGCCGTGCGTGCCGGTGTAATAGCCGAGGTCGTCTGCCGCGCTTGTCGCCGGTAGCACGGTGCCGACCGAATCCCACACGCGCCAGATGTCGAATGGCAGCGGGAGTATCTGGTTCGTGTCCGTGGCGAGCGATGAGCGCGGATACGTTGGCAGGTTTCCGGCAACGGCGAGGTTGCCCTGAATCTGCACATTCGGAAATACTGCCGTGTCAGTTGCCATAACTTAGGCGACTGCGAAGCGGCTGGAATACTTGGCCGTGACTTTCTTGAGGCCGTTGCGCTCGTTGTCCACGGTGGCAGTGTCGCGGTAGAATCCGCCAGCCGATCGGCCAAAGTAGGTGGTCGAATTGACGGGCACAAACGCCGTGTAGAAGTTGTGGACGAAAAGGCTGCTCACCGTGGTGATGTCCAGCGTCTCGCCTTCGATGTCGAGTTCGCCCTGAGGGTCGCCGACAACTTTGCCGCGAGCCTGCCCGTTGATGCCGGGAATCCATTCGTTAATTTCCGGCGAGACGGTGACGGAAAACTTGGAGCAGTTGATGCCAAGCTCTTCGCTTGCGATGCCCCAGACTCCGTTGGTGAAGGATACGAGTTGAACGGCCATGATTAGGATTTGGTGGGTGTTGCGGGTGCGGGTTTCGAAAGTTGTTTTTCCAGCGAGGCGAGTTGCTGTTTTTCGTCGGCGATAGTCGCGCTGCGATCCACGTTGTCTTTCAGCGCCTCGAGCGCGGCGATGGAACTGCGCAATCCTGCGGCCATTTCGCGGAGTTGGGTTTCCTGCTGTGAAGATAGCGCCATAGTGGTTCGCTTCTACGTCAAACGCTTGCGACTTGCAAGGGAATTGTGCGGGTGAACACGCGAAAATTGCTGCGCGTTTCCATCGTCGTCCTTGCGGCCTCGGTCATTACGAGCAGCCATGTGAAATTCGCTGTGACGTAAGCGGATGTTGCCGGGGATACAAGCGAAGCCTCCACCTTGGCAAATACATCGTTCGCCTCGTCCGCGTCGCGGTTGACGGTGTGGAATGAAACGTCGAGTTGCGCGGCGTAGGGCTTCTGCCCTTCTAGCATTTTCTCGCCAACTTCTGCCTTCACCACGATGCGCTCCGTCGCTGTCTCCGCGCTGCTGTTGAACGCCTCAACTTGCAGGTCGAATGGCAGCGTTGCCGACGCGCGCAGTGCCTGAATTGCCCACGCTTCGATTTTGTTGCCGATGGTCTGTTGCATTACTCAGAAGCTGTTGGGTCGCCAACCGTGATATAGAAAATGCCGTCGCGCTCGTCCACGTCTAGGATGACGTGATCCTGTCCACGCACCGTTACGGGCGTGAATTTCGGCGGCTCGCCGTTCGGATATTTCACCGTGTCCGCGTAGTCAGTGAGCAGGCTCTTTTTGATGGCGAGCAACTGCGATCCTGATTCGCCGACTCCACCCGGCAAAAGCACGTCGCCGAATGCGTTCATGCCGACGATGCACGGGATCGCGCCCATCGTGCCAATGGTCGCGACGCACGATAATCCCGTCCATCGCGCCTGCGATGTCACTAGCCGGTCGTGTGCGTCTGTGGTGCGTGACATTGGGAAAAGCAAAGCGCCCGGCCCGAGTGAACAGACCGGGCGCTAAGATGAACAACCAATCTGACTAGACTCCGCCGATGATGATCGCGAGGTGCTCCGGCTTGAACACCGTGACGCCCCATGCAAGCGAGACGTGGTAGGTGTTCATGCGATAGCCGGGATACATCGCAATCTCGAAGCTGAGGTTGGTGCGCGGGTCGGTGATCACTTGGCGGTCGAGCGCCATGTCGCCCTGCGCCGGGATAGCCGGAAGGCGGGTGGCAAGCACGATGGCGTTGCGGCTGAAAGCGCAGTTGCGCGAGGACGTGCCGAACACTGTGATCGCGCGAGTCGCGGCGGATTGAGCGATGCGCAGGCCGGGAGCGGCGAGCGTGATGCTGTCACCGCTGGCCGGGTTCGCGCCTGCGAAACTTACGGATGCCACGACATACTTGTTCGTGTCGTTGGCGAACGTGATGATGTCGCCAGCGGCAACAACGCCGGTGCCCGCCGTAGCGAGCGGGATGACAGTCTGCCCAACCGTGAACGCGGCGTTGGTGCTTGTGGCGCTCGCCATCGTGCCAGCGGTCTGACTGCCGACCGCTGCGGACTCGCGAAGCGAGAAGCCGTAGAGGTCGCCGAGCAGACCTTGGCGGAGCAGCGTGCTGTCGCCGCCCTCGTTGACTTTGTAGAGGTTTGCGTATCCGCGCACCGCAACGCCAGCGGCGGTAGAAAGCACGGCGTGGCGGTCGCTACCGGGAGCGCCGTTGTCGTCGAGGATTTTCTTCGCGTTGCTGAAGTCGCCGATAACAGGCGCGGTGTTGGCCGTCGCACCGAAGGCGCGGGAAGCGCCAGCGTTCGCGGCAGTCCAGATGTCAGTCTCCACTTCGTTGACTGCGGCGCGGATAGCCTGCGCGATCTGATCCTGCTGGATCGTCAGGTAGCCCGGCCCTTTGTCCACCGCCATGATGTCCTCACCACTCCAGCTAAAGCCAAACGAGCGGGCTTTGGTGATCGTGAGCGACTTGTTGCCGATGGTCTGATTGAGCGCGGAAGGAACGGCCATCGCGGGAACGATGTCAGCGCCCGAGGCGTTCACAGGTGCGACGATGGAGCGGAGCGTTTGCCCGACTGCAACCATGTCTGCGCGGGAATCGCGGGCGACGGTCGGGATGAAACCGGTCAACTCCCGGCTCACCACGTCAAGCGCGGCGTAGGCATCGGGAATCAGGCTGGTGAGTGTGTTGTTGTTGGTGGGTGCGGCCATATATTTGTGCGGTTACGAAGTGAGGTTTTCTGCGGTTGGTTAGTCGGTGATCTTCCCGCCCTTTTTGCAAAAGTCGGCTTTGTTGAACGGCGAGAGCTTGTCGAAGTCGGCGCGCTTTAGCGTATTGCCTGCGGCTCCCTGCGCGTCCGTGGATGTCGCGACGGTCGCGGCCTTGAACGTATTCAGGATGACGTGCTCCTTGAACTCGGCGAGGTTCTTTCCGTTTGCGGTGAAGGTATCCACGGCGTCGGTCAAACTGACTTTCTGCACGGCTTCAACCGACTTTGCCCACGCTTTGATTTCCGTGATGCGTGCGCGTTCGGCGGTGATTGCGTCGGCTGCGGCTTTCGCGGAAATAGCCGGAACATCGGGCGGCGCTTCCACGGGCGCGGGAGGCGGAGTTGCGAGCGAGGGGACTACCGGCGCGACTGGCTCGGCAACAACGGGTGTGGGCGTGGAAGGTTCCATTTGCGCGGTTATAACAGATTGCGCGGCGGTGTCAATAGCTTTTTCGTCGCCTTTGAAAAGAGCAGCCGGAAGCATTGTGAATAGTCCCGCCCATTGCGCCTTGAATGCCTTGGCTTTCGCGCCGCTGATCACGCTGTCCGCGAAGCCTGCGTCAACTGCTTCTTGCCCGAAAAACCAAGTGCCGAGTTGCGCCTTCATCATATCGCGAATCTCAGCTTCGTCCTTGCCAGTGCGCGCGACGTAAAGCGATACGATGCGATCCTCGAATTGCTTTGTGAGTTGCGCTGCGGCTGCGAGGTCGTCGGTGTTGCCGTGCGCTCCGCCAGTGACGCGGTGGATCATCACACGGGCGTTTTCGTAAATGCGAATCTTGCCCGCGTCGGCTGCGAGCATGATGACGCTCGCCATACTCGCGGCAAGGCCGATGACGTTCACCGTGACGCTCGCGCCGCTGGCCTTGATTGCATCGTAAATCGTCAGGCCGTCATTGCAGTCTCCACCGGGGCTGTCGAGATTGAGCGTGAGGTTTTTCACCTTGCCAACGGCGCGCAGTTGCTCGGCAAATTCCTTTGCGGAAATTCCCCACATTCCGATTTCGTCGAAAATATCCACGACGCATTCGGAGTCGGATTTAGCGGTGATGGAATACCAGTTCTTTTTCATGCTTCTTTTTTCTTGGGTGGTTCGTCGTCGTCATCCGGCTCGTCTTTGTCCGGTGGAGTCATCGGCCCCTTGGTGGTCGCCGTCTCGATGCCGAATTTCTCCATCAGCATGTTGCTCTCTGCGATCTCGGTCAACGTCTGCTCGAGGTCGGTGCCTTGCTCATCGTGGATGGCTTGCAGGCTGGTGAATTTGTTGGCGAGGTCTTGCGCCTTTGCGACGCCTTCCTTCACGGCGTCCACGCCTGCCCATCGGCGGCCTGTGAATTTCACCGCGTTGAACTTGCGAAACTTCGCCACCGGCAACGGCACCGCGCCCATGATGAGCGCCATCTTTAGCCATTCGGAAAAGATGCGCCGCTCCGCTGTGGAGATGTCCCATTCTTGCAGCATCATCCATTGCGCGGTGATGCTCAGTCTTTCAAGTCGGCCCGCGCTGAAATTGATCTCGGAGTAGTTCTGGCCGAGCGTCGAAAATTGCGCGGCTGGAAGGCCCGCGCACATTTCGCGCAGGCTCTCGTTGCGGAAGCTGCCCGTCGCCGGATTCGGATTGTTCGGGTTGAACTCCTTGGCGCGCACGCCGGGAGGCAGGCCGTGCATTCCGCCAGGGTTCATTTCCAGCGAGAACTTTTTCATGATGTCGGGGTCTGGCTGCGCTGCCGCCATGCCATCCGGCCCGATTAAATCCGTCTCGAAAAAGACATTGGAGCACGCGCCGACGCGAGCGGATACAACCGCAGCTTCCATCCATTTCGCAAGCTGGCGCGCGTTGCTCATGATCGGCGTCGTCCACGGCACCGGCCTCGTCACGTCCGCGTCGTCGTCAAACTTGGCGTAGTGAATGATGTCCTCGGCTGGAATGCGCGTGCAGTTTTCCTCGCCGCCTTGCATGAACGGCATGGGCGCGTAGCCTCCCCATTGGCTCGCGGTCGCCTTGACGAAGTGATACGCCACCGGGACGGGTGCCGCTCCGCTGTCGTCATACTCGATGCCGAATCGCACGGGGTTGCCAGTCGCAGCGCATTTGCCGGTGAAGTAGTAGCTGCACCACTCCGCGTTAATGTGCTGAATCTTGAAGCCGAATGGCTGATAGCGCGCATCGCGGACGAGCCGGATAAAATGCTCGCCGTCGCGCGCGGCGGATTTCAATCGAAGCTGACGGGATTCGTTGTAGCTGAGTCGTCCAGTGACGGTGCAATTTTCGCGCAACTGCCATTCGCGAAACTTCCGCTCGATAAGTTGGCAGGCGAACACGTCCATTTCGCCGACCTGTATCGTGGCCTTGCCTTTGACTTCGCGGAAAAGTTTTTTTGCGGATGGTTTTTTGCCGGTCGTCCTTTCGATGTAGGCTGCAATCTGCGCTCGCCGTTCCGTCTCCGCGCGAAGTGTCGCCTTTTCCAGCGGCGTGTAAATCACGCGATCTTCCTCTTCCTTAATCATCATGCGGATCGTGTAGCCATTCGGCCCGATGACGTTCGCGCAGAGGTCTTGAAAGTAGCCGATGACGTAGGGGTTTTCCCGCGCGAGGTTGCGCGAGTATGCCCTTAGCTCGAAATGATTTCTGTATAAGTCAGCTTCGACACCAACGCGATCAACCTGCCAGTCGGGAGACAACTTTTTTAGAGTCGTGATCAATTGCTGGTAGCTGTTCGTGACGGGCGCACCCGGTGCCGCGCTTGTGACCGATCCGCTTTTTGAGGACTGCCAGAATTTCCAGTTCATTTTGCTTCGGATTCTTTTCTAACGCAATACGCGAGACGCTTCGCAGCACTCATTTTCGCCCGCACTTCAGGAGTGCGTTTTTGTCCGCGACGTTTCGCTGCGGCTTTCTCGATATGTTCGGCAGACTGCTTTTTTCCAATCTGCGCAGCGCGCATCTTTGCGCGCGTCTCTGGTGAAACAATTTTTCCACGATGAGCAGATGCGAGTTTTTCGATATGCTCGGCGCTGGGCCTCCATCCCGCGCGGGATGCGGTGCGCTGCGCGATTTGCTCGGATGTTCTTTTCTTTCCGCGATTTGCAGCGCCGATCTTAGCCCGCGTTTCCGCTGAACATTTTCTTCCGCGATTTGCGGACGCTGTTCTCTCGATTGCCTCCGGCGATTGCTTTCTTCCGGTTGCGGCCACGCGTAGTCGCTCGCGCGTGGATTCACTCACCACGCGCCCATGATATGCGTGCGCTGTTTTCAGGACGTTGAATCCGTTTGCGGACGCAGCGCCCATCAAGGCGATATAGAAATTCTCGCGCGATTTGTTCAACTCCTTTTCGCATCGCTCCAAAACCTCAAGGTCAAACGCGGACGCTCCGCTTGCGCGCATGGCGCGATAAAGCGGGCTGTTCTTTCCGATGCGCGCCGCGCGCAGATGCGCACTAATCCTTAATTGGATGTCGGCTGAACTGCCTACGTAAACCATGCCCGTGTCGCGATGGATGATCGCATAAACGCCGCTGAGTTTTTTCAAACTCTCGCCAGTTGTTGCAAAGCGTTCGATGACGGCGCTCATACAAAATAAGGCCGGATGGAACGTGACGGCGCATCACCGCGCAGACCGGACGCTTCGTTTTTTTCTTCCGCGACAAGCGCCTTGAGGTTGCGCACAACGGCAATCATTTTCGGGATGTCAACGCTGGTGATGCTCTGCCCGTTGAAGTTCGTCGCCGCGTCGGGGTTGCCTGCCAGCAACAGGAGCGCCGCGTTCGCCGCGTCGAGTTGCTGCTGTGCGTTTGACTTGGTGAGCGTGCTGGCCGGGTTTGCCAGAACGATGAAATCGCCAGCCGCGCCGGTCGTCACGTCGCCGCTCGATGTCTGCGTTGCACGAGCCTGCCATGTCCACGCGCCGACAAGCATCGCCGACGATTGCGTGGCGGTGATTGTGAACAGGAAGTTGTCGCCGCTCGCCGTGCCAGCGCACGTCACCGCCGCAACTCCGGCTTGGTTCAAAATGAGCGTCGCCGTGTAGGTCGAGGCCGGGCATTCCGGCAGGCTGAGTTGCAGGCGCGTCGTGTCCCCCGACGTGATTGACTGCGGGAATATAGTGAGAAGCGGGAGCGCCATTGTTGGCGCTGCGTATAGCCGCGCCGCGCCGGGGTTGCAAGCTCAAATGCTTAGGGTGATGTTTTCGCGAGCCTCGCGGCATACGTGGCGATCCAATCATGCACCGGCTTGCCTCGGATGAGCCAGCCGGATTTCTGCATCACGGCGAAGAAGTTGCCGTCATAATCAGGATTCGGTTCTATGCCGTGATGTTCAAGCGTCTCGTTCATCGCTTCCTCCGAAGTCGGATACGGATGCAACGGCTTTTTTTCTCCGAAAAACGACTGGTGCTTTGCAAAAGCACCCTTTTCTTTCTTTGAAGTCTCAGAAGAAGTCTCAGAGGAAGTCTTAGGT